CCGTATAATCGATCGCCCGTACGTCCCCGTAGTTCAATGGATAGAATGGGGTCCTCCTAAGACCCAGATACAGGTTCGATTCCTGTCGGGGACGCCAGAAACCGATTCCCACAGATCCCAGCTCGTCCCTACCCGTCCTAACCCTTTGACAAACGCTAAGTTTCTCTAGCCGCGACCGTGAATGGCTTCACGGGCATCGCCGTCCGAAAACGGGTATCCTGACGGGTATTCAACTAGGGACGGGTATCGTATGGCGACCAACAGGTTAACGGCGGCTCAGATCAAAGCGGCGAAGCCCGGCGACAAGCCGTTCAAGCTCACGGACGGCGGCGGGCTCTACCTATTAGTGAACCCGGACGGTCGCCGCTTCTGGCGCTACCGGTTCGTGCTCGGCGGCTCTGAGTCGATGGCGAGTCTCGGCGAATACCCGGCCGTCACGCTCGCCGCTGCCCGCACGGCGCGCATCGCTGCTGCCGGTCGCGTCGCTGCCGGCGTCTCGCCGGTCGCCGAGAAACGCGAGGCCCGCGAAGCTCTCGCCGATCGATTCGACGCAATCGCCGACGCCTACGCGGCCGAGCACTTCGCCGCGCTTGATCCCGACACGGCACGCAACGAGCGCAAGCGGCTCGAATACCTGCGCGAACAGCTCGCCGGTCTGCCGCTCGCCAAGATCGCGTCCACCGATCTAGCGACGGCGATACGCGCGATCAAAGACGAGCACGGGCACGACGGCGCGCGCCGCTGCCACGGGCTTGCGGAACGCATATGGTCGCGTGCCGTTCTACTCGGGGACGCCCCCGCGAATCCCGCGTCCGGCTTCAAGGCTCGCGACGCGCTCGGCGATGCGAAGTCGAAGAGTCACCCCGGCATCGTGGACCCCAAGCGCTTCGCCGAGCTGCTGAAAGCCGTGAACGGCTACGGCGGACAACTGGCGACACGGATAGCGTTGCAGGTTCAGGCTCGCGTGTTCGTGCGACCCGGTAAGGAACTGCTCAAGGCTACGTGGTCGGAGTTCGACCTAGACGCCGGCTTGTGGACGATCCCCGCCGAGCGCATGAAGATGAAGCGCGAGCACCTGGTACCGCTCAGCACTCAGGTCGTCGCGCTGCTCCGCGAGCTGCACAAGCTCACGTCGGGCGCGCCCTTCGTGTTCGCCGGGCTGATGGATGGCAAACCGCTGAGCGAGAACACGTTGAACGGTGCGTTGCGGCGGCTCGACTTCGACACTCGCGCTGAGCACTGCTCGCACGGCTTCCGGGCTTCGGCTCGCACGATGCTCCGCGAGCGCTGCAAGCTGCCGATTGAAGTCATCGAATTCCAGCTAGCGCACGCGAAGCCCGGTCTCGGCGACACCTATGACCGGGCTCAGTACCTCGACGAGCGCGTCGCGCTGATGCAGCGATGGTCTGACTATCTCGACGCGATCAGCAGCAAGTAGCTGCAAGAATTTCAGTTCGGCTGCGACGCGTACAGCACGGCCGAGCCACCCGCCGAGTAGCTGTTGAACCGCGTGCGGAACACTGCGTAGCCGGGGTCGGCCGCGACGACAGCGCTGCTGTCGCTCGTCTCGCCTTGCAGCGACGCGTACGGCGTAACCCAGGGCTGCGCGTTCTGATCGGCGAACTGCGCGGGGTCCGCGATGCTGAAATCGACGTCTATGTTCACGGTCCCCGTGACGTCGAGAAAGAACTTCGCGCCGATCGCCGACTTCCAGTTCAGCCACGTGGTCGGACCCGCGATCGCGTTGGACGTGCCGATGTCGAGCGTATCCGCGCCGATCGTCGCGGACGGCGTCACGCTCGTCACCGTCTTGAAATACTTCGACGACGTGACGGTCGCCGAGCCTGCGGGGCCGGTGATGCCCGACTCGGTCTGCGCCTTGTCGTCCGCATCCGTTCCCACGATCGTCAACGTCTGACCGGCGTGCGAATTGCTAGTCAGATTCTTGACGGCGACTTTATGCGCGAGCCCGTCAGTCGTTGCCGGCGTGCCCGGAACCCACGGACCCGCGCCGGTCACGGCCGCAGCGAAAGCCTGTTGCGCGGCCGTAGCGGGCGCGAGCTTGAATGCGTTTAGGATGCTCATTGCTGCGGTGTCCCTTGTTGCGGAAGTTGTAGACCCAAGCCCTTCGCCGTCATCGCGTCCGCGATCGGACCGTCGCCGGCTACCGGCGCGGCGGGCGTATCAAGTTGTGCGTCGATGTTGACGCCCTGCGCCGTCGTATCGGGCACGGCGGGCGCGTTCATCTCGTCGAGCAGGTTCAAGAATCGGTTAATCATCGACTCGCCTGCGTGCATTCGCTTCGTGTTCACTGGCCGACCCCCATTTGTTGCGCGCGTAGAACGTCATCGATAGTCGGCGCGTGCGCGTCGGCCGGGGGCGTCGTCGGCTGCGAGAACGTGCGAACGAAGTTATCGACGGGGTCGCCGTTGCCGCCACCGGTGCCGCCGTCCTGGCCGTGCGCGGGCGGGTTCGTCTGAATGTCGGGCGTCTCGCGGTCGCTGTCGGCGCGCGGCGTCAACTCGCGCAGCTTGCCGAGCGTAATCATCCGCTGCTCGATACCGGCTTGGTTCTGGCCGACCAAATTCATACGCTGCGTCGCGTTCGACGCGTTCGACTGGTAGCCGGCTTGCAAGATGCGGAACAAGTCGTCGGGGGCCGCTTCGTTCAGATACTTTTGCAGCGCCGCGCCGCCCGCCGCGATAGCCGCTCCGAATCCGGGGACGAGAGTCCCGGCAGCCTGCGCCGCCGCGCCGATCACGCCACCCTGCGCGGCATCCGCCATGTAGCTCTGAACGATGATTTTGCGCTCGCCGTCCGTCTTGGCTTCGGCGTACTCGGCGGCTAGCTTCTGCGAGTTCGTGACGGCGGCATCGCGCACGCCGGTCGCCGTCATCATGAGCCGCTTGTTTTCGAGCCCCGACGCTTGCAGGTAGGCGAACTCGTCGTCTTGATTCTTCTCGCGTCGCTTCGTGAGGTCGGCGAGCATTCCGTTTTGCGCGGTCTCGGCTGCCGCCAAGTTCTTCAAGCCGTTCGCGCGGATCACGGGGTTCGCCGAGCTTGCGTCTTCGGCGGCTTGCGAATGCAGCATCGCCGACGCGTCGAGCCGCGCCTTAGCGTCGGCGTCCGTCATGACGGGGGCCAGCGCTTGATAACCCGACGCGAACCGGTCCTTGTACTCTTGAACGTTCTGCGTGTTCGCGGCTTCGATGTCTTGCAAGCGCTGCGCGTGCGTCGCCCACATATCGGGCGTGCGCGCGCCGACGTTGGCGGCAACCTCTTGAACGAAATTTTGCCACGGGTGACCCGGTGTCTTCGTCACGTCGAGCTTTGCGCTGTCTACGTCGTTCGCGCCCGCGACGTTCTGCGTGCCGGTCGCCGTCGTGCCGGGCACGACTTGTTGAAACGCTTGGCGTGCCTGCGTCTGCTGATCGATCAGCGCTTGCAGGTTCGCCGTAGCGTCGGGCATCGCGTTCATTGGACGGCGCGCCATTAAGCGACCCTCGCGTAATCGACGGCGAGCACGCCACCGATGTCATGAACGGCGCCCGGAATATGCTGCACTTCGTCAGCCATCACGCCGGTTCGAAGCGGCGCGTCGTCGGCATCCCACAGATAGCGGAACGTGTAAAGCGGGATACCGCCTGGCGTGCTGCCGACGCGGGTTACGTGTTTCTTCACGCGGCGATCGGAGAACCCGAACGACGTATTGTGAGAACTCGACGTACTCTCCGACGTGCCGTAGCTCGCCGCGATCGCCTGACTGATCGCCTGCGCGATCTGCTCGCTTTGGCTCATGCTCTGCGACGTGTTCTGGCTCGTCGCGCTCGTCAACGTCGTCGCCGGCCCGAGAATGCTCGCCAGTGCACCATACGGCGCGAGCGCGGCCGTCGAGCCCGCCGTCGCGGTATTGAGCAACGGCGTAAGCGCGGACACGCCGACGCCCGCCGCTTGGTTCTCGCCGCTGATTAGGTTCGTCGCTGCCGCGTCTTTCTGCGCTTGGTTCGTGCCGATGATCGACGCCGCGCCGCTCGCGTACTGCTGCGCGATCTGACCGGCCGCGACACCCTGCGCTACGCCCTGACGGCTGCCGCCGAGCTGCCCGGCCGCAACCGCGTCGCCCGTAATCGCCGGGTTGAGCTGCGTCTTGAACAGGTTCCCGAGTCCCGTGCTCAGCGCGTCGAGCTGCGCGTTCTGCGCCGTGTCGTCGGTGAGCCGCCCCGACAAGTAGTCTTCGCCCGCGCCGACGCCGAGCTTGTCGAGAATGTCGGAACCCGAGTTGAAGAGGCTCGCGGTTTCTCCGCTGAACAGCGCGGGGTTGATCGTGCCAGCCGCTTGCGTCGCGCCTTGATAGAGATTCTGAAGAACGTCGCCGTTGAAAACGGTTTGCCCGCTCTGGCTCGTGCCCTGGCTCGACGCGTTCGCAATCGCCTGCGCTAGCGAGTCGCTGAAAGAGCCCGACGTGCTCAGGCTCTCGTCGAGCGAGCTGCTCTGACTGTTCGAGCTGCCGTAACTGCCGTTTACGCCGATCATCCGTTCACCCTAAGAAGTGCCATGCCCCGCCGCGCCTGATGTACGCGCCCGCCCCGCTGCCGGGGTTCCAGTCCGTGCCGTCTGCCGCGATCACGTCGCCGTCCGTGTAGCGCGCGGGGGCCGCGTGCAAGATCGTCAACCGCACGCCGTCAACTTGGGGCCGCGCGAGTTCGGCCGCGACGCGCCGCAACTGATCGGCTAGCCACGCCTTGATGCCGGGCGGGCAGTCGTCGGGGATCGCGTCGGGCGTGTAGCTCATGCCTTACACCTATTGCCGACGCCCGCGCCTAGCGGTATCCCCGGAGTTCGTATTCAACGTCTACGCCGAGCACGCGCCACTCTTCCGAGCCCGCCGAGCGAATCTCGACGCTGATGTAGCGGCCTTGCGCGCGCACGTTGACGCTCTGCTCGCCGTCCGTAAGCGTCTGCTCGTCGCCCCACGTGAAGTCGCCGGTCGGCGTCATCCGCGAGCCGACGCGAACGTAGAGCGTTCCGCTGTTCGGCGTCGTGCGGACGTGCACGCGGCGCACGAATTTCAAGCGCTCGGGCTCGTCCATCGTCAAGTCATAGCGGCCGATCACGGCAGCGCGGGTCACAGCGTCTTGCGTGTCTTGCTGCTCTGTTTCCGTGCCGAAGCTCAGCATTAGCGACTCGGTCGCGAGGCTGAAATTCGCTTGGTTCATGTAGCGCGTATCGGTGTCGATCACGTCGGCTTGGTCGTCGATGATTTCCGACAAGCTCGTGTCGTTGACGACGCCGACCGCAGCGCACGTGACGGCCGCGAGGTCGCGGACCCCGAACGAGTCGTTCGCCACGTCATAGACAAGCGCTTTCGTGCAGTACGTGTTACCCGACTCCGGGTAGGCGATCAGAACCTCGCCTTTCGCGCGGTTGTAGATCGTGAACAGGTTTTGATAGTTGGTCGCGTCGAGCTGCCGGAACAGGTACTCGCGCATTCGCGCCTGCCCGATGCTGCGGCGGTTCGTGCCGTCCGTCAGGATAATGTCGCCGTCAGTGACGACGAGATGCTGACCGTTGATGTCGGCGACGGCGTGCCGCGTCAGCGCTCCGCTCGACGTAAACAGCGTGCGGAAACTGAAAATGTCGTTACCGCCGACCCAGTCGGCCGCGTACAGCGAGCTGCGCTTGTACAGGTAGAGCGAGCCCCGGCACGGAACGGCGAGCTGTAGCGGACCCGGTGTGTCGGAAAGCTCGGTGTCGCCGGCTTCGTTGCTCGCGCTCGCCGTCCACGTCGCGGGCACCGTGCCCGGAGCTGCGGCGTCGGACCACAACAACTTGCCTTCGAAGTGCCCGCCCGGCTCGGTAATGTCGAGCGCGAACAGGTGATAGCGGAACGCCGCGATGCTGCCGCACGTCGTGCCGCTCGGGAAGCCGGGCAGCACTACGAATCCCGTGCCAACGTCGCCCGCCCAGTAGCGCGGCGGGTCCAGCGTGTTCGTGAAGACGGGCACGCCGTTCAACAGCGTCGAGCTGTACTGCCACGGCTCGTCGGCCGTCGTCAGCGCTGCGCCCGTGATGCTGTTGCTGTTGCTCGTCTCGCGCGCCGTGATCGTGGACGCGCCGAAGCCGAGCCAGTAGTTCGTAGTGTCAACGCGCGCGTTCAGGATATGAAACAGCGCGGCGGGCCACGTGCCGTACGCCGCGCGCGCGCCGCCGATGCGCTGCGCGAAGCCGTTGCGGAAAATCACGTTCTCGATAGAGCCGCCCCAATAGTCGGGCGGCAGCTCAGAAGCCGGCGTGTCGGCGACGTAGCCCTTCGTCGGCCGGAACTGAAACTGTCGCTTCGGGTAGCTCATTGCATCGTGAGCGGGACAGCGCCGCTCGTCGGGAGCGTGACGGCGGACCACGCCCACTGTGTGCCGCCGAGCCCGTCGTTCGCCGTGTACGTCGCGCTCGCGCGCGTGAAGAGATTTCCGCCGAGCAGCATCGCGGCGAAAGTCGCGTCGGTGTTGGCGACACTGGTCCCCGACATCGTCAGAATGACGAACGTCGAGTTATCCCAACGAATCTTCGTGATCGTGTTCGTTCCGACCTTGGTCGGCGAGAGCGTGCCGAAGACGCCGTTTTGGTAGCCGTACGGATTCGAGCCGCCCGCGACGAGCGAATAGCTTCCGCTCGCGGCCATTGCTGCGATTAGTGCGCCGCTCATGAAACGCCAGGCCCCCAACACATCCACGTTGTCGAGGCGAGCTTGTGCGCGAAGAAGATCCCGCCGGCCGCGACGGTACGTGTTCCAGTGACGGCGAGCCCCGCCCCGGCGAGATACAGCGTGTCGGTAGTGATCGCAACCTGCGTTGCGACGCTCGCCATTACGCTTAGCAGCGTGCCGACCGGAAACGCAACGGGCGACACGCCGCCGCTATTCTGAGGAATAGTTACGACCTTACTCGCGGTCCCCTGGTTGACCTGCGTGTTCGCGTCGGCCAGCACGAACGTGTAATTGTTGTTTATTACTGTGGTCGGCAGTCCCTGGTAGCCGACTTCACTCGCGCTCGCGGTCGGCGTCGTGACGACACCAGCGGAACTCAGCCGGAACATAGCCGACGTCCCGCCGTTGCCGGTGAAAGCGATGCCGCCGCTTTCTGCGCGCAGCACCATGTCGCCCGTCGTCGCGCCCGTGATAAGCGTGTGGTCGCCGACATACCCGCGAGTCGCGCTGTTCGTCGTAAATTTGACATACGCGCTGTTGGTGCCCGATGCCGTCACGTCTAGGTGCGCAGCGCCGGAGACGCTGATAGCCTGCGCGACCGTGAACGTGTTCGCCGCATTCAGCAGCGGGACGTTGCCCGACAGGCGCGCATCCGCGACCGTACCGCTCGCGATGTTCGTGCCGTTGAGCGAAGTCAACGCCGAGCCGTTCAGCGCCGGCAATGTGCCGCCGGCCGTGATGTTCGCCGCGACGAGAGCCGTCAGCGACGCGCCCGATCCCGAGAACAGGTTGCCCGTGATCGTGCCCGTCGCCGTGATCGCCGCTGCGCCGACCGTACCCGTGAACGTCGGCGACGCGCTTAGCACGACGTTGCCCGTGCCGGTCTTACCGGTGACGCCCGCCAAGTTGTTCAGCTCGCTATGCGAGGCCGTCATCGCGCCCGTGATGTTCGGGAACGTGTTCAGCAACGTGCTTTTGACGAGCCTGACGTGATCGTCGAGCGTCTGAACCTTGTCGGTAGAGCCTACCGGGTTCGAGCTGTTCAGGCCGCTGATGTAGGTCGCGACTTCTAGCGGCATGGTTAGTACCCCCGGCGAATCGGTCCGAAGTGATAGGCGTTGCGCACGCGAGCGCCGCCGAGCTTCCGCCCCGCGCTTTCGTTGAGTTTGTCGAGCGCGTTAGAGAACGTGTCGAGCGCGCCTTGGGCTAGCTCGGTGTCCTGCGTGTACTGGTAGAGATGGAACAGCGAACCGTAGACGTACAGCGCTTCGTGATTCGCGAGCAGGTCGTTCGTATCGCCGTCCGCGCTGAGCGGGGCCGGATGGCCGAGGTAATACAGCACGAACCCCGACAGCGCGCCCGGCGTGCCGCGAATTTCGATCGTGTCGCCGTTCGGTGCCCAGTAGCGCGGCGGGTTCGTCACCCTGAGGTCGCGCAGCTCGGCGAGCCCGACTTGCTGCAATTCGAAGTCTTCGCCGTTGTCGTCATAGCCGACGAGCGAGCGCACTACGTCTACCGTCGTCGGCAGCGTGTAGACGCCCGTGGACGTGCCAGTACGGTCGGTGTCGTCGAGCGCAGTGCTCTGCGCGGACGCTTGCAGGTCGCGGCGAATCAGCCCCTCAGCGAGCGAGACGAAGCCGGCGACCTGATCCGATAAGTCGGGGCGGTCGGCGTAGTCGAGAACCCGTGTTTTGAGTTCTCCGAAATTCATTAGCAGTGCCCTAGCTGAGCCTGCCGGCTACGCACGCGGTACGCGTCGGCGACGGGCAAGGTTTCCATCCACGCCCAGAAGTCTTCGATTGAGCCCTTCGGGCTCAGCGAGGCGAACACGTCGCGGAACGCCATGAAATCGCGATACGGAACCCTCATTCGGTGCTCGGCGAACGGCGCGTGACGAACATCGACGCGCCCCTCGCGGGCGAGTTGGTTTCCGATCAGAATTTGTTCGCGGCCGTCACTCATTTGAAATTCTTGCAGTTCGTTTCACTTGTTCAGCAGACCGTCTAGCTTCGTTTCGATCCGCGCGAGCCGATCGACGACTTCTAGCTGATGCTCGTCGTCGGCTTCGGTGTGTCGGTTGAACGCGTCTTGCAGGTTCTTCCGGGCTTCCTGCTCGCCGGCTGCGCTGCCCTTCGCGACACCCCAAGACATGCCGACCGAGACGAGCCCGCCGCCGATAGCCACGATGTAGGCCGGATCGATCACCATTCGTAGGTCGGGGCAGCGCTCCCCGTGAGGTTGAGAGCGCCGCCCCTTCCCGATCCGACTAGTCGGTAACGGTGCCGGTCGGCGTGATGTCGCGAATCGCGAAGTGCGCGCGTTCGAGTGTTACCCGCGTCATCCAATCCTCTTGGATGAGCTTGCGCACGTAGTCGCCGTTCGACGCGAGCGGCTTCACGCGGACGCCGTACAGCGACGGAACTTCGATGTAGTTCGGGTCGATGCCGAACAGCACCGAGGTCGGCGTCGAGCCGTCGTGCGCGAGGTACGTTTGCTGATGCAGGTCCGGAACGAGCTGCATGATGTAGCCGAAATCCGTCTTGAACGAATCGACGTACATGTTTGCAACGACCGTCTCGGGCTGCGTGCCGCTGATGTTCGCGACCGGCGAAACCGCCTTGCCCGTGGCGATGAGGTACTGCCCCACGCGCTTCGTGAGCTCCGGCCGGCCGAGCAGCAGCGTCGGCTTGCTACCGAGCAGGTAGCACGCCTCGATCATGCTCGACACGTAGGACCACGCGAGCACGCGCGTGTCGCCCGCCGTGATCGTGTCCACGACCTTCGTGCTCGTGTTGAACCCGCCGTTTGCGCCGTTCGCGCCGAACAGAGTGTTCGTCTTCAGGATCGCGCCGAGGCCCGCCGTCTTGCCGACCGTCGAGCCCGGATTGTCGGCGACGCTCGCCTGATTCGAGAGGCTGATCGCCTCTTTGTCATAGCGAAGGTTCTGGATTTTGCGGGCCGTTTCGTAGCCGACTTCATCGCTACGGCCGACCTTCTGGATTTCCTGCGCGCGGTCCGTGACGTTCACGCCGCGCCGGCTGATCTGCGCATGGTTGCCCTTGCGGTGACCGGTCGCCGTCGTCGCGGGTGCGTAGTCGGTGCCCGAGCTGTACGCGTTCGTCGCATCGGCCGACAACAGGTCCTCTTCGAACCACTCGGAGTAGTTGTTATCGAAGGAACCGCCGCCGACTGCGTCGAGGAACGGCGTGCCGCGCTCGTCGGCACCGTAGATTTTGTCGAGCACGTCCTCACGGACGAGACCGCCCGCCGTGACACTCTTCAGTCCGGCTGCGTCCAAGCTATCGGTAGGTTGACTCATGTTTGCGAATGCCTCTTCAGTTCAAAACGTTGAGCAATCGCGTCCTAGTGCTCGACTTCTGCCGCGTCTCGTTCGCCGAAGGCTTCTGCGCTGTGCCGTTGCCCGCCGAGCTGCGCCCGGTCGTTGACGGCTTCTTGACTTCCCCGACTGCGGCGAGCGCTTTCTTGATGCGCTCGGCGCGTAGGTAGTTGTCGCGCACGTAGCGGAAGAGCTTGTGATGCGGGGTCTTGAGCAGTGAACCGAGGCCGTAGCCTTCCAATGATTCGACCATGCCCTTGATTTCCGCGTTTCGCACCGCGTCGTTCTTCCACTCCGGAATCGACTCGGCGATCAGGTCGCTTTCGAGCTTCCGTTGCCGCTCTAGATCCTTCGTGACGCGCTCGCGCAGTGCGGGCGTAATCGCCTTCGGATCGATCGCGGCGAACAGCGCTTGAACTTCCTGTTGCGCCTTCGTCCACTCCGCTTCTTTGTTCGAGACACGCTCGGCGAACTCCAGTTCGCGGACCGTGATTTCGTCCGACTTGCTGTGCAGGTCCTTCAACTGCTCGACGGTGACTGGACTCCCGTCCTTCGATGCAGTGACTTCCAGCTTGTACAAGTCGGTGAGTTCGAGACCGAGCCTTTCGGCCAGGTCGTTGAACTTTTTCGGCTTGCCTTTCGGCTTGCCCGGCTCTGCGTTTTGATCGGCGTCCCCGCCCGCTGAGTCGTCGCCCGAGCTTTCGCCCGGCTCGGCGAACAGTTCGCGCAGCTTGTCGAGCTTCGAGCCTTCCCGGCCTTGCTCGCCTACTGGCGTGTGTTCGTCATTCGTCTCCGCTGCCGTCCCCGGCTGCGTCTCTGATTCGGTCATTGAGCTGTTCCCACAGTTCGTCGATACCTCTGATTGCCGATGCAGCGGCGTCGCGGCTCGCAGAGGTGTCGGCCGCGATCATTCGCTCAATCAAGAGCGCGCGGAAATCACTCCGCGTCTGCTGTAGCAGCGGGCTCGCCTTGAGAGCCAGCGCGTCCCGCCTCTTCTGTTCCATCGTCGGCGTCGGGCTCGGCTCGTTGTCCATTCTTCACCTGTACGGCTGCGGCGAGCGCGTGTTGACCTTCGGCGACCTGCGCCTTGAGGTCGGCATCCCAATATTTGAAGCGCAGCTCGGCTTTTTCCTGCCAAACCTTGATCGCGTTGTCGGCGTCCGTCTTGTATTTCTCGAACGCTTGCTTGAGCTTTTCGAGTTGCACGGCTTGCGCAACGAGCTGCTGTTGCTGCTGCTGCTGTGTCTGCGCGGCGTTCGACTTTGCGTCGGCGGTTTCCTTCGATGCGTCCGATTCCGGGTCGATGTAGTAGCGCTCCGGGTTCGGCACGCCCGACACGCGCGCCCAGTCCATTAGCAGCGCGTAGAAGCCTTCGCGATCGACGAGAATGTCGCCCTCGCCGAGCTGATGCAGTTGGATTTGCGTTTGCAGCATCTTGTCGAGGGTTGCTGCCTGCCGTGCGCGCTCGCCCGGACTCATGCCCGGCTTCACCGTCAACTCTTCGCGCTGCCGCCATTGCGACGGCGTCGCGGATTCCCAGCGGCCGTTGCGCTTGACCGGCACGGGGTCCGTGAAGTTGGCGCGGAGTTCGGCGTGCGCGATCAGGAACACGCTGCGAATCAGCGTGTCCGCGATGTTCTGCGTGATGTGCGCGGCGAGCTGTTCGGCGACGCTGAACGCGCGGTCCAAACCCATCGAGCCGACTTGCTTACTGACTTGGAGCTGCCCGCCTTGCATGTCGAGCGTTGAGCCGCCGAGTTCGGTGCGAATCATCCGCTGTTGCTGCATGGCGGCAACGATGCCGGCCGACGTATCGGGGACCGCGAACGGCATGACGGCGTCCGAGACGCGCGCGACGCTCGGCTTCACGCGGAGCTGCCCGTTAACGCGGCCGTCCGCTACGTCGTCGGGGTTGACCTTGCCGTCGAGCACCGCGACTCGGTTTTTCGAGGTCGCTTGAACGTTGTCTTCGAGCGCGCGCTGTAGACCCGTGTTGTTGTCTTGGTTCTGCCGGATTTTGTCCCACACGCTGATACCGGTCAGCCGGAACGGCGCGATGAACGCCTGCCCCGTCGCGTAGCCGACGAGACGCGACGACTCGCGCAGCAGCATCGACTTGAACTTCGAGTCGGTGCAGATCTTTTGACGCTCGCTGATGCCGTCCGAGCCTTCGACGAGCGCTTGCACTTCGTACCATTCGACGAGTTCGGACGACTTGTCGGTGCCCGTGCCGAGCGTGGCATCGCGGCGCGGATTGCGCGCTACGGCGGTCGGGTTCGTGTCGTTGCGGTACGCCGTCAGCGCATCGACCTTCGCACGGCTGAATCCGCGCTTCACAAGCTCGCTGCGGGGCTCGACGTGGCGTTCGTACAGCGCGGGGATGCGCTGCATTGCCGCGAAGTCGCAGCCGTCGTACGCCTTGGGGTAGAGAATATTTTCGGTTGCCACGGCTTCGCAGCGGAAGCGCTTCGTCGTCGTGATACAGCGGAGCTTGAGATAGCCGCTCGCCTTGTCGTAGGCGATCACGCGGCAGTCGGGCTGATCTAGCAGCTCGCCGAGCGCGTCTTCGCCGACGTTCCGGAACTCCCGGACGCTCGCGGTCTTCTCTTCTTCGGTCCAAACCTTGATCCAGCCGTTGCGCAGCAACAGAATTTCTTTGATGGCTTGCGCGAGCTGCCAGCGGCCGTTGTTCTTCCCCATCACGTAGTAAGCGACGGCATCGCTTTCGAGCTGCGCTTGGTCTTCGTCTTCGCCGTCGAGCGAGTCGAACTCGACGATGCGCTTCTCGCCGAAGGCTTCCATGATCGCCGCGAGGTTCGCTTCGACCATCGCCGACACGTCGCCCGACACCGAGGTAGAGCGGCCGTCGATCTCGGTCCCGTTCGGCCGCATGAAGTAGTAGTCTTGCGCGGCTTGCCGATCGCTCGCGATCTCGTCGTTATCGACGCCCGCCAGCGAGTTCATTTGCTTGCGGAGCGCGGCTAGCAGTTCGGTGTTGTTCATCGTGTCTCGTGCAAACACTTGCAAGAATTTCAGCGTCGCGAACCCCAAGCCTTCGTCTGCGCGCGGTCGTGCTTCGACCAATCCGGCGACTTCGACCAGCCGCCCGGCATGTAGTCGCCGTGCCGAAAGACGAGCGCGTACCGCATCATGTCGGCGTAGTGCGAGGCTTCGTTGTGCAACGGATTCCGCGAGAACGTCGCGCCACGCTTCGCAATCAACTCGGTCCGGTAGCTCGCCAAGGCTTCGAGCAACGCTAAGTTGTTCTCTCTATTGCCGGTCCAAGCGCGGCGGGCGTTGTCGAAGTAGCACGTCGCTAGATTCTGTTGGACGTGCGCGATCTCGGCGTGCAGCGTCCCGCTACCCTTGCGGAGTACCGTGATCTCGTCTTTCGCCAACTTGAATTTGTCGAACACCGTTACCCAGGTGTCGCCCGAGGGGCCGGGCTTCGCGGCGTCCCACGGCAGCACGATAGAGTTGACGTGATTGCCCCACGGGAAGTCGGCTTTGATGTCGCGCGCGATTTCGGCGGGCGGCACGAACTGCCAGGCCCGCGACCCGATGAACACCGTCTTATTCGGGGCCAGCGCTTGGAAAAAGCCGGCGATCGTGTGATCCGAGTAGCCGATGTCGAAGGCCGCGAGCACGGGTTCGTTCGGATTCCACGGGAACTCGCCTACACGTCCTTCCTCTCTGGCCCGGCGCATCATGTTCGCGTAGTACGCGCCCGAGAACGACGCGACCGGCGAGCAAAAATACTCTTGCTGTATCCACGACTCGGGCGTGCCGCCCGCGCGGAGTTGGTCGATCTGCGCGTTAGTGATGATCGGCGCGCCGTCGTGCTTCTCGGTGTCGCGGATCGTCAACTCGCGGACGTACCACGCCGGGTTGTCGCGGTTGTGCCTGACGAGTTCGTAAAACCAGTTCGTCCCTTCGAACGTGCTGATGTACGCCTGCCACCCGCCGTTTCTGACAAGCCGGGGTTCGTTGTACATCGGCATCTCGTTGTCGGCGTACTTCGCGGCTTCGTCGTACACGATGCCTTTGACGTTGGTGCCGACGAGACTGCGCGGTTCCTCAGCACTGACGAGATACAGCACGCTGCCGTTAAAGAACTCGATCGACTTCTCTTGCTCGCGCGTAACCAAGCGCGTCTCTAGCGGGAAATGGCGTTCCATGAGCCTTACGCCGTCGTCATCGCTTTCGCGCCAAACCGCCTTGGCTGCCGTTGTGGCATAGGGGAACACGATGGCGTACGTGCCGGGTTCCGTGTAGATGGCTTCGGCGAGCAGTTGCAGCATTAGCGAGGTCTTGCCGGCCCCGCGATGCAGTGCCAACGCGATGTTCCGGATTCCCTGACGCCTTGCTTTGATGACGTCGAGCTGCCAGCCGTACGGCAGGAAGCGCGCGCCGAGGTCGAGCGTGATCGCCGTCACTGCGTCGAAATCACGCGGGCATCGCGGACCCGCTTTTCATACTGATCGACGGTCGGCAAGACGACGACGATGTTCGGCTTGCCGCCCGCGTTGTCTTCACGGGGTGCTGAGCGCGCCCACATTTCAAAAAACCGCGTCGGGTTGTCGCGCGCCCACGCGAGCAAGGCCGTCTCGCCGCCGAGCAATTCGAAGACGCCCATCAAGCCCTCGCGGACCTGTTGCGTGATTCGCTTCGACGTGTCGCGCGGCGTGACGGGAGCCGGAGCGGTCGCGAGTACGTTTTGCGCGCCGATGCTGCGCTTCGCGTTCGCGCAGCCCTGAATGTGTTTGGTCTTGTGGTCGCGCTTCCTGTCTTCCGCCGACTGAGCGCAACGCGGGCACGCGCTCGTCACCCCCTCCGTGCGCGCAACGTGTTCAGCGGCAGGCACTAGCGGCCCGTAGCGCTGGCTTTCGATGAGGTCGGCAACCGTTGATCCCATGCCGCCTATTGCCGGCTCACGCCTCGCGCGGGGATCAGGCGATTAAGTCTGCGAAACTCTCAGCCGTACACGCGACAGCAAAGCCAGGGGGAGGATAGGGGAACGGGGAAAGGAGGGGGGTCAAGTGACGTGCGGCTGCGTACGGCTGCGTGCGGCGCGCGCAACAGGCTGATACGCTGCGCGCCGTGCTGCACGACGTCCGTTACAGGACCCAATGACGCTCGTCATCCAGATAGCGCTCGGCATCGTCCTCGGCTTCGTGATGCTCTGGGTCGGCGCTCTGCTGATTGCTGCGCTCCCCACGATCATCACTTGGATACGCTGGCGACGAACTTTCATTGCCCTCGTGATCGCCGTCGGGATCTTCTCCCTGATGTACGACAACGTCGCGAACTTCCAGCACCGGAGTCCCGACACCGCAATCCTCAGCGGGCTGTACCAGGGCGTCGTTTGGGGCACGATCTCATGGTTCGTCATGCGGCGCTGGTTGCCGAACCTATGAGCCACTTTGCCGTCATCGTTGACGTGATGTTCGGCGTCTATCTGGTGAACTTCATCAGCGGCTGGGTGGCTGAGTTCTTCGCTGCTCGGCCAAAAGCTCGCATGTGGGCGGAGATTGGTATAGGCATCATTCTGTTGCTTCTAGTCGTGATTAGCTGAGCCCAGCGCTGGCGTCTCTTACTTCGGCTGAATGCCGCAAACCCCCAGGAGCGCCCAAGTAATCGCGACCTCAGCGTTTCGCTCCCCCAGCAACTTCCGCATGTCGTCTCGCTGCAGAAGCGCAATGATTTGGCCGGGGGACTGATTGCAGCCCGGTTTGTCGATGGCGTCGGGGCGCAGCGCGGAAATCATCATGTAGCCCACTTGGACGCCACCGAGGAAATATCCGATTTGCTGCGCCCGTGGTTGCCGCAAGAGCTGGTTCAGCGTCATGTCAGCGTCCGAGTCGTCGGCACGCACCTGTAGCACAAGGAACAGCAGAGCAACCAGGGTAGCGGCGCGCGTCATGCGAATCCCTCAAGACTCACGACGGCGGTAACTGTACGCGCGAACTGCCCGCCCCGCCATGACTAGCGCCGAGCGCATCGCCCAGACTTATGGATTCAGCTTGGCTATCCACGCGTCGAGTTCTGATGCCCGCCACGCGATCGACTGCGCGCTGAGCTTCACGGGCTTCGGTAGCTGCCCCGCCGCGACAAGTCGGTAGATAGACGAGCGCGATAGCCCGAGCTTGGCTCTGACTGCGGGCAAGCGTAGCAGTGCGTCGCTATTCGTCGCTGCTGTCATCGTCCGTTCCCTCGAACTCCGCGCAGTCGTCTATCCGTACTAGCCTCGCCCCCGCGCCGCTGCCATTGTGTCTGCGTGCGTCGCGTAGAACCATTAGCGCTTGCTTGCGCGCGATCACGCGGAGCAAGCGTTCGTTCCCCGCCGCTAACGCTTCCGGCTTCCGCCACGCTTGAACGAGCGCGCCTTGAACCGCGTCTTCGGCTAGATCGTTGTCGTTGGTCACGTGACGGCAGACCGTCAACAGCTCGCGGCGCAGTGCCGGCGTGATGCGCGCGTGCAGCTCGCGTTCGCGGCGCAGTGATTCACTGAGCGAGCCTGCCCGGCATCCAATCCGCGAACTGCTGTTCTTCGTCTTGCCTAGGCTTCCCTGCGCCCCCGCGATACGGCGTGCTGTGTCCCCACGCGTCCCCAACTGACCAACAGTAGGCGCGGCCCCAGCCTTTGACGGGCTCGGCGAGTCGTGGCAATTCGCGGCGCTCGCGTTTGCCGTCGCTGGACCAATGCACGCCATCAAGTAGCTTTCGGTTGTCCATGGGGCGCAGCTTCTTGCTGCTGATTGGCTTGCTGCTGCTCTTGGTCGGCGAGCGCAAGCGCGCGCAGCATCGCTGCCGCGTTCGCGATCTGCTGATCTGTGGCGACAAGCGCTTCGCGCAGCTCGTCGCGACGCGCGCGGCCCGCGTTCAGTTCGCTTTGAATCCGTTCTCGGATGCTGCTCATGGCTACCTCAATGTGATGTGAAACAAGATCGCCCACGCTGCCGCCACGAAGACGGCGACGGCGAGCGCCGCGAATTGCTTACGCTTGTTCATTGGCGTCCCCCGCTGAAATCATCCACACGCGTTCGGTGTGTCCCCACGGCCCCTTGACCCGCTTGTGGGGATGCTTCGCGAGCAGCCCGGCCGTCGTTAATCGCGTGCAGTAGCAGCGCACGCTCGTTAGCAACATGAAGTGACCCGCCTTTTCGAGCAGAGCGCACGCCTTGCTCGGCGACATCCAATCGGGATTCGCTCGGAAGATTTCGAGAACGGCGGATTGTTGGCTCTTTCGTTTCATGGGATCACCCTACAACCTCCAAAGTGCTTTGCGCGGCAGTTAGCTGCACGAATTACAAAGTCGTCGGGGGCGCGGGCGGCGGCACGACGGCGAGCTTCGGCTTGCGCGGACGGCGAGGCGTCGCGCGAATCGGCGGAATGTAGGGGATGCCGAGATGCTTCAGGATGGCGGCAGCGTAGCTGCGCTGTTCGCGGCGAATGTCCGCGATCTTGCCTTCGAGTATGGAGATTTCGTCCGCGAGCCGCTGATGCTCTGCGATGACAGAGTTCAGATCGCCGGTGTCTATGTCGATCACGGTCTACCCTCTCGTTGAGTCGTAGACCGGTCGGCTCGCGGGATGCGAGGCGGGGCGGTTCCTGCTAGACGCTAACGCGTCGTCCTATCGACAACGCAACTGTACACTTCCAAACTCGATCCTGCAACTTTTGGGAAGGTTTGACAAACGCTAAGAATTACATTTTCCCACCATGGGAAACGCGATTCCCACCATGGGAATTTAGGCGCGTTTACTCCTTATAGGATTGAACTGATATTAGAACTGATAGTTAAGAAGCGACATGCTTACGCATGTCGCGCTTTGCTCCGCTACCGCTACGCTAAGACGGGCTCCGCCCGAAGAACCCCTCCAAAAGTTGCGCTAAAAGGTTCCCCTCCGTGCCCGCTTGTAATTCTTGCAACTAACGGGAGTTTACCGGCCTTGCGTTTGTCTAACGGGCGGTTTAAATCGCCTAGGACGCTCTAGAGCCTAGGGGGCTAGGCATGGGTAGCGGGTCGGCGCTGATCGTCGCGCGGCTACGCGCGTGCGTAGCGACGCTGCAAAAAGAGAGGGGGCCATTGCGGCCCCCTCGCGTTGCGTCGATAGCGGCGGGATTACGGATGCTTGCCGGTAAACTTCCATTGGTGGCTCTGAGGATCGAGCACCCAGCCGTCCCAGCGAAAATTGAACACGGGCGCGTCCGTGCTACAGCCGAGCAGTAGCGCTTGATTCACGATCGCAAAGTAGGCGCGCTGATCGCCGAACGCATTACATCCTAGCTGGCCGTCCGGGCATTGCACGAGATCGTGCAACGCGGCCAGCTTCAACGCTAAGCAAGTGTCACGGTCAGCGAGAGCCTCGGCGCTCGCGACTGACGTGAACGCGAGCGCGGCGAGCGCGACGGCGGCAACGGTGAAGCGTTTCATATGGAACCCCCGACCTTGAGCTGAGGTAGTTCAACGGTTTCGTCGGAGTGATCGTAGTCGAGCGAGAACGTACGATCTGTGCGCGCCTCGACAGTGATGAGGTCCGGAACCTGGCCCCACGCCGAGCACGCCGACGCTACGGCGGACTGCGGGGATTCGGCTTCGAGAGCGACTTGCTTGAAGGTCGAACGACCGGAGAACAGAGCGAAAGAACCCGAGACGGTATAGTTGCGAGTAGCCATTGGCGCTCCTTAACAGCGTTGATGGTTAGGTCGGCCGGGGGAGTTGGTAGCTCTCCCGGTCGGCCGCTAGTATAGGGCATCGGCGGGCACGGGTGTGATATCCAAGTCATAACGGGTACGGGGACGGGTATTCCGTAAAAACGGCTCTGTAAGCCAATAAACACGCCCCCTTCGATTCCTGTCGGGGACGCCAGGCACCACCAGAACGAGAACAACCGCGATGCGATCCGCCCTCTTCGATCCCAAAGTCAAACGCGTGCTCGAGTCG